TTGTTTTGTTATAATTGGTGCAACACCATTTCCATTCCAACTATCCCTTATTTTATCGATTTCTAATTCATTTTTCTTAGTTAAAAATTTGAAGGTGATATCAACATTAGATTTTTTCATTAGATACTTGTATTCACCATTACTGTCGGGTTCTAATTTAAAATCTTTGATTTTAAGTGTCGATAAATCCGCCATAAAAGTAAATTCCTTATCTGTTTTTGGGTCTGTTACAATCATTTTATATTCAGAACCAAATGCTGTATTTCTTAAAAAAATTAATACCGCTTGTCTATCCTCCTCGACCATATCATCAACATCAAAATCTTTATCTAAGATTTTTCTTTTCAATAATTCAGTAACCAAAGAATTTGTTTGGATTAAATTTGGTGAGGCTAAAATATTTTCATCTGCTGCTGTTAAATAAGCAATTCTTAATGATTTTTTTTGTGTTGAGTAGTAAATACCTTTACTTGGTAACTCCACAACGTCGTACGCAATAGTTGGGTCAATTCTTAATTCTTCCATAGTATTAATATTATACAATAACTACGATAAAGTAAAGTTTAGGCAAAAAATAAAGGAGCCGAAATCGACCCCTTTAAGACAGATTATATGTTTATTTGGAATATTAGTATACAAGGATACATCTATCCATTCTCATCGTTGCAGTGATATCAGCTAACGCATCTTGGCTATAGTCTAATGTACCAAAATCCAAACCTGATAAGAATGTACCTTGAAGAATCCATTTCTCAACCACAACTCCTGTTGGGTCTAACATTTCAAGTTCAATATCTTTTTTATAACCAGCAGCGTATCCCATACGACCTGTTACTGATTCCGCGTGTAAACGGAACCACTCCATTAATGCTTGAGCTGCTGATGGACCAATTGGGTCTTTAAATTTAACTGTAATAGATTCCCATTTGAATCTACCCGCAACGTATGTTGATGTATTTAAAAACGGAATTTCTGTTTCAGCAATCGTAGCCTTAGGTCTAGACGCTGATGTTACGTACCATTCATTGATACCCAATGATGAAGGGAATCTTAAAATGAATCGGTTTTGTCTTTTCGGTTCATAAGGAACCGGCATTTTCATTAATAAATCTGCCATTTTGTATTTGTTAAGTTTTTAATTATTACTTTCCTATAAATATGTTGAAATCGGAAAATAATTTTTTTAGGTTTATTATTGTGTCAAGCTTGTTTTTCTCATTTTTTTTTCGTATTTTTTCCTAGAGCACCAGATAAAAGAACTAGAATGAATAATATTAATAATAAATACTAGAAAACTAGTACTAGAATATACTAGTATAATACTGGGTAAAATAAAATGGTATTAATTTTATAAATTTTGGTTCCCCGTGGAACATCTAAACCATCCCTTGTGGATGTCTTTATAAATAGAGAAGGGACCTTTCGGTCCCTTTCTCATTTTATTCTCCTTTTAGATTAGATGTTTTCAAACGAAGCACCTGTTGGTGTAATAATGAATTCAACATCGATAAATTCAAGTGAGCGAGTAGGTTTGATGTAAATTTTACCTCTAAGTGTATTTGCATCAATATCCTCTGGGTCATTTGATACTGTTACACGGAAGTCATATAAACCTCTTTCCTTTTTAATTGCTTCTAAAATTGGATTTACCAACCTTAAGAACTCTTGTCTTACTTGTTCATCGTTTTGTTCGAACAACAATCTTACAGCAACTGCTGAAATTAACTTTCTTGCTCTTAATAATAATCTTCTTACGTTAATTCTATCAAGTGCAGATTCTCTAACCTGAAGGGTTTTGTTACCCCAAATAATAGTACCAGTGTCAGAGAAAGTTGCAATTGGGTTAATTCTGTTCTTATATAATGTATCTCTTTCATCAAGAGTTAACTTCTTATATGCTTTGATAGAGTTTACCAAACCTCTTGAATAACCTGCTACTGCGAACCAAGGATAAGATACGTTGTCAGTTAAAGCGATGTTCTTCACTACTTCTCCTGTTGGTGGTAACCAAAGTTGAGTAGAGTTATCGTTATCTCTAACTTGAATCCAAGGCCAATAGGTTGCTGAATAGTTAGTATCCAAATTCGCCATATCCAAATCATCAACAATTTCGTCTGAAGTTGATACATTTGGAGCGTTTATAATATAAAGAGAGTCAGCTCTATCGTTTTCAACTATATCAATCGCCTGTGTAACCAAAGAATTGTGGTCCTTAAAGTTAATACCAGGTGTTGCAAATATGTTAATGTCTACAGCCTCAGGGTTTGAGTATGATTCAATACCTCTTAAGTAAGCGTAATAGTCTGAGTTTCCTGAAGTTGCACTGAACACACCTCCGTTTAATGTGTGACCACTTACGTATGTTCTTTTACCAAAAACATATCCGTCAGTGTTAGTTCTTGCACTTCTGTAGATATCCCAACCATCAAAACCACCACATACCGCGAAAGTAAACTTACGGAAGTTAATAGATTCTAACTTACCCTTAGTTACACCTTCCAAATCATATGGAGTACATTCAAATGCTTTACCTGTAATTGTATTACCTGTAATACTTGATGCGTTTGTTGATAAGTGGAATCCTACGGTTACTTTGTCAGGATTTTTACCCTTATATTTTAATAAATCGGTATCAAGACCTATTTGAGATGAGATACCTAATGATACTTTCTTGAATTTGTCAGCTTGTGCTGCTAAAACAGGTTCTCCTGAAGTAGTGAATGTTCCTGTCGCCTCGCCAGCTTCCAAGAATGATGTTTTGTATTTAACATCACCCAAGGTAGTTCCTGATAATGAATCAGTAACAAAACCTTTAAATCCTGCAGGAATTGCATCTTCAGGATGTTCTTCCGCCATTGTTAACATAATATACTTTGAACGTAATTCATATTCACCGTCTACAGTACCAATTTTTCTAGCTACGTAGCCAGGTAATGTTGAATCCATAGTACATCTTGTAAATTTCTCCAATACCACCATATTATCGTCAGTATCGTAGAAATCACGAACAAGTACATCAAATTCAGTAGAATCTAAGTCCACATTTAGAATAGTAATTTTAACTTCAGTATTTGCTGAGTTACCATCTGATACGGTAAACACTTGGAATAAATCAGATACCTTACCACCACGAACTTCAGAAACCACCATTGGTGATGCCGGTGTATCCCAATCAGTTAAGAAATCTTCACCAACTGAATGATATACCTCAGAAAGACTTAAACCACGTATTTCACCTCTTTCCCATAACTTCTTAATTAAAGTAGGGTATACTTCGTGAACATAAACAGGAATTTCGTCTGCTTTTTTATCGAACACATCCAATCCAATTACCTTAGTAATATATTTTGATGATGTTGTATCTAATGAACAAGTAAACTCTTTAGCTCCACTTGTAGCACCTGTAACGTTAATTGTGAATTCACTCAGTGGATTGGTTGTTAACGTATCTGATGTAACAATGAAAGCAGAATTTGCTGTTGTTTCTAAATTCAACACTTCAGTTGAATAAGAACCTCTTGGTCTTAATGCCGCTACGGTAATGTCACCAAAATTATTTGTGGTTGCACCTGTGTAATTGTATCTTGTCACAACAAAAGTTGATGCTGCTCCTGAGTATACAAACAAATATGAATATAAACCGTTCACAGTTCCACCACCACTAGTTGTGTAGAAATAGTTATACCAATTTTGGTTAGTGTATGAACCGATAGGTCCTGCAATTTGGTCACCTGATAATAAAGCAGTGTCATCTTCAGGTACCAAACCAATTGTAAACCACTCATTATCAGAATACACTCCCTCTACGATGAAATCAGTAACACTATCTCCTGTTGTTGCAGTTTTTCCTGATAAGTGAGAGAAGAATGTACTTCCTGTCACACCTGTAACGGTAGGAATTAAAGTACCAGTAGTTTCAACAGGAGTTGAATCTGAATCGAAGGTTACACCTGCGATAGTTTTGATACCAAATGTTTTATTGGGTTTATAACCCGTAAGTCCAAGTACTCTTGTTACGAATAGTTGATTTGATTCTTGTAAATAAGCCTTTGCTACATATGCCAATTCGTATTTCGGATTCCCATTTCCAAATTTTTCTGGAGATGTTGGGCCGAAATAAGTTTTGAATTCGTCAAAATTGGTAATCAA